GAATCTGCGCCATCTTCTCTTTTCGTTTGCGGCGGGCTTGAATTGAGAGTTTGCGTTTGATACCCAGGAAATCGCCGAGCATTGCCTCGTGGTTTATCCGCGCCCGGTTCAAACTCACCAGTTGTGGTTTCTTGGCGTCGTCTTCAGTCGCAGGGTTGTTCGCGGTCGCCAGATCCCCGAGATAATCCTGCGAGAAGCCCGTCACCGATATGTTCGATGTCAACCTGTCGTCGATCTTGTTGAAGGCGCTGATGCGCGTTGTTAGGACAGCGTTATCTTCCTGAATCCAGCGCCGGATCATCGCGTCGAAGACAGCTTTCTCGTTGTCGTCGTTCAGATCGGGGATTTTGATAGTCATTTCCCCACCGCGATTGCGCTCTTGCCGTCCCAAATCTGGCCCGTCATCTCAAGTTCTTTCCTTGTCCTTCCGCATTCGCCGCACTTGTTGTCGCTTTCCAATCCGGCGACGGCGTGACCGATGACCTTGCATTTGGCCGCACCAACCAGGAGATGCACTATTGCAGATCTGCTTGAATGGCCGTGAAAAACTCTGTGCATCGGGTACGTCGTGATGATGCCGAATTCATCGGATTCCGCATTCAGGCCGCTCAGGTCCTTGTAGAGCGGGCTGTCTTCTTTGCGCCGCCAAGCATCGGGTGTGTCTTCCCAAACGCCGTCAGCCTGCTTTGCCTCGTCAAGAGAAATTTCACGGTTGCTCATATCACTTGCTCGGTGTTGGTTCGCACCTTTTAAGCAATTGTTTGAACCTTTTCCATTGCTCTTCTGATATCTCTGCAGACACAATTAACTCATCCCCCTCAAACGACATCGAAACGCAACCCATATCGCAAATTGTGACTGCCGCATCCCGACAAGAAACCCTCAACGTCCAACGCATAACGACCTCACTGGTTTGGTCTGACGGTCTCACTCGTCACTTGGTCTCGCAACTTGTTCATATCAATTTTGCGGTCTCCCACCCGCTCATTGAGGAAGAAAAAAAATCCCTGGAATGTCGGTTGTTGGTTTTGGACATAACAATCGCCACCATACCATTCCATCAGGATCATTAAGCGTCCGATCAGTTCGTCCATGCTCCCTCCTCAGTTTTTCACTTCGCAATGCTAGTCCAATCGCGAATCTCTCTCTTGAGATACAACGGTATGAACCCGAGTAGGAAATAGCCAGTCCAAACATCATAAAAATCGTCCTCATCTCTCTGTCTGACCCAGACTCTCTTGACAAGCATTCTTTCCTCCTCAGTTCGGATGCAACTCAATCACTCCCAGGCTTACCGTCAACCGCGTGATGGTTTCAATCTGCCAATGGCCAGGCATCGGCTTTGAAATACGAACGACCTGGCCCATATTATCACCTGCATCGGGCCCGGCGATGAAATCCCACGATACTACTTTCAGATCCTTACAGGGTGACATCTTTCCAGCTCTTCCTCTTCTTGCTCGGAGGCGTGTGAGACTCGGCCACGATCTCGTACCACTCCTGCTCACGCTGTTTTGCCTTCGGCGGTGTCGCGATCAGCCGCATAAACGCGTACTTGAACCCGTCATAGTCGTGGTCATCCTGTCCGTCTTTGATGTCGTTGGGGTCATTGGGATCTACCACTAGAGCTGGTAATGTTTGAATGATTGACTTGCATCGCGGCAGGAAAAACAACCTCGGCGGGCGTGTGATCGTCCCCGCCGGGGTCGCCTCAAAGTGCAGGTAGTCTTGTGTCGCCGAATTGCACGCCAACCGGAACCGATATTCTTCCGTCGCTTTCTTTGATGCCGGGAATAGAATCGGTGGCTTGAGTCCCTTATCTTTGAACTTCTTGCTCCAAATCCCCTGAACGATCACATACGGGGTCTTCGTGCTTCCCACGTCTTTCCCCGTTGCAGACCACATATTGGTATCGCCGATGATCGCTAGGTTCTCGCCGATTTCGCGCTCAACCATCCAGTCCGCAGACTGCTCGGCGAATTCCGATGCCGTCAGGCCCGACGGTTTCTGATCGGTCGGCTCCGTGTGGAACTCATACTCGATGAATACATTGGCCTCGTAGTCTGATGCCAGGAACTCCATCGTCTTCACGTTGCCCCAGTCCAGGCCGGCGAGTCGCCGCCATTCCTTGGGCAACACTCTGTCTTTTTTGAATACGTGGACCGGGCTGGAGAACTCAGAGAAGAACTGGCCAAAGACTGTGCTCCAATCCCCTTCTGCCAACGCCTTGCGCCTGTATGGATTGGGGTCGTTGAAGAGGCGCGCTAGATATTTGTTGTCGTTGCGGTAGTAGGGGTTATCGAACACCGTGGCGAAGATCCGGCGATAGGTCAAGACATATCTCTCGCCCTTGAAATCGGCGGTGAAGGTATGAACCTTGCCTGGTTCCTTGAAATCCACGAACCTACGCTTAACCCACGCGTGACCGACTCCACCTGGGTTGGCTGTCCACCTTACTGTTGCTTTGAGGTTCGCGTCGGTGGTGCGATTCTGCAGGACAAGGAAATCGAACATCGCTTCATCGAACTCTTCGAGCTGGTCGAACTTCAAGTCTGTGATCTCCCAGCCCTGATACTTCTGCTCGTCGCCCACGTGCTCGACGTTATGAAATGCCAGCCACGCACCCGATGGGAATATAAACCTTGAGTCATTGCCTTGCCAGTGCGCACCGAGTTGTGGGAGCCTCCCCAACCAATACTTTGCTCGGTCGATGATTTCGGTGAGACGTTTGTACTCTCTGCGGAAGATAACGCCGTGCCACTTCGGACTTGAGAGTTTTTGGGCGCGCAGGCAATCGAATATCAGCAGGTCTGACTTGCCGGACCCCTTACCCCCGTCGAGTCCGACATAGTCTTCACCTGCCAATAGAAACTCGTATTGTTTGCCCTGAATCGGTCGCTCATCTGGTAACGCGTCTGGTTGCCAAACGAGCTGATAACTCGCTGGATGTTGTTTGATGTCGGCGGGACTTAGGACGTTCATTTATTTCGTTGCGTCGGAACTATGCAAAATGGAAATGGCTGACCTTCGGGTGTGCTCATCTCAATACTCTGTGCTGGTCTCCCAAAACGATGCTCAAGAAGAGTCCTTGCTGCAAATCCATCTGGTGGTTTGGTGTATATCCTCTCGTTGCCATTGCCGTTTTTCTCTACAACTGTGATGCCATCGGCTAACTCAAAGAGACGCTTCAACACCATCTCCATCCCGCCACGACTTTTCCCCGCTTGGTCGATCAATGCCTTTACTTCGGCGGTTGATTTGTTCAGTATTCCCTTCTTCCGCCCACCACGATGTTCGCCCTTTTTTGAACCCCGTCCCATTGCTACTCTTTGCTACCTTTCCAATCGAAACTGTGTTCGACGCCCGAGTCTGTGCTCGGGAAATAAAAAGACCCGATCACCCACCTTGTGACCGGGCCCTTGGTCATGCCGTGCTAATGCGGTAGAGCACGGTGGACAAATGCCCTGTCGAGCCTTGTCCGTTGGGTTACAGTGTTAATACGCAAAAAATAAAACGACGAGTCAAGAGGGTTTGCTAAATTTTAGCACAAAAAACCCGGCTGAGGTTCACTCAGTCGGGTCGGTTCGATCGATGAACAGAATTTCAGGCCAGACCAGCCGCTTTGATACGCGCAATCGCTCCATCGGGTAACCTTCGTCTGCCACGCGCTTCAAGCCGTGAAATATGGACTTTGCTTTGATAGTTGAGCAGCTTCGCAAACTCCGTTTGAGTTTTCCCCGCCTGATTGCGCAGGCGTTTGAGATCGTTACCAGTCATTGTTTATTCTCCTTTCAGTGAGTTCGATGTTTTGTTGACGCTAACAAGACATTGCCTTAGAGTTCGTTTGATTCATGCCACAAGTCCACGTTCTTCGAGCCATTTGTCTCGCGTTGATTTTGCGAGTCGCAGAACCTGTTCGTTTGACCAGCCTCTACGAACGCAGGAGAACAATTCTCCATTGGATGCACGATAATCGTATTGCACATTCGCGCGTGCTAGATTATCGCTAAAAAATTCATAGTGTTCTTCACCTATGGGACAGGTCGAACAGCCGTGTTTATCTGTTTTCATTGCTCTCACCTTTTGTTGGTTGTATTGTGGCTAGACAAACTTGAATTAGCCCTCCCCGTCGATCTGCGAGCGCACGAGGAGGGGCGGTCAGATTAGCTTGGACACGATTTTTGGCAGTTCATCGTGTTCAATTTCAACCCACTGGCCTAGCAGCCCTCCTGAGACATTGATTTTACCCCGGTACAATATCTCCCGCCGGTGGCTGCGATATGATCCGTACACAGTGACCGCATGATAGACGGTACGGCCACAAATATACGCCGCGCCCTCGTTTTCACAGTCGCCCTGAAACCCGGATTGATCGCGGGTATTCGGTATGATCCACGTACCGTTTCGATTGCCGTATACAGTTGCTAATACTGGTTTCATTTTCGTGCTCCTTCTGTTGGTTTGAGATTGTTTGGTTCCCACCGCCAGAATCCGCAGACGGAGCAGAGAGATCCGCCTGCCTCATTCCGGCGTTTGAGCCAGGCTAGCTGGCGTTTGCAGGGACGGCAGAGCTTCCGTTGCTGTGTGACAGTGAGGGTCATTTTTGTACTCCTTTGTGGGTTGTTACAGTGCATCAATGCGTTGCAGGTCGTACTCTCGGAGTGGTCTGTCTGTTAAAGCAAGCTGACTGTGTTCGTCTCCTCGTGTATTAGCTAGATCATTCAAGCGCGGTTTGATGTAACCGCGCAGTTGTTGATAAGCGACCGCTAGATCCCGGTACGTCGCCCCCGTGCCAGGTGCGACCCAGAGAGTGCCAGATAGTGCCGTCATTGTTGTGTTCCTTATGTGGTTGGAGTGTCAATCTATGTATACCGTCCACAAAAAAATGCGCCACGTTCGATGGCTGCTAAAATTAAACAGCCTGCCTGCTCTGCATCGTTGCCAGTTTAACGGATCGTAAATGATTTCGATATTTTTCCTGCTGATTGTCATTTTCGCTCCTTTGTGGTTTGTGTGTCTATTAGTAGACAATCGTTTCTACGATTTCCCAGCCCACGGGGACGTTGGTAAAACGGTAAACATATCCGTCGCCGCCAATTTTGCGGACGCGATACGCCACAGTCCCAGCTGTCCGGATGCGGTGTGAGCCGGATTCGGAGCAACTACATGGGTGACTCTGCCAGGTGCTATTAGGTGATACAATGGCCCGGCAGTGCTCGCAATAGCATGTGCCAGTTTGATTGTCTGTCATTGTTGTGCTCCTTTGTGGTTTGTGTGTGACCGGATCTCTCCCAATCGTCTATATCTATGTTAGCATATTGATAACTCAAAGTCAAGCGAAATCGGCATCGCTAGATTAAAAATGTCGCTTTGTCAAACTTGGGAAACGCTCTAGGATGCGATAGGCGTGATTAACCGCTCAGGAGGGCTTGATCTCGGGCATCTAACTTCTTGCTTTTGACATCCAAACCCAGATTCAAAATGTATAATAAATCGTCAATCCTTTCCATCGTCCTCTGCGATGGTGTGAGGTGTACCCAATCTATCCCGTCTGCCGCGATTGCAGCGGGATAACCATAGTCGTCTTTTCGTACCTCAAACTGGTTCATTTTCCCTCCGTTTGACTGAGTGGGCACAACTACTCATCAACAGCAGTTGCTTTATATATCCAAATCCCCTGTTTCCCACGCACGGGAATCGCCTCAATAATTCTTGGTTCTACGAGAAATAGTCCCCACCGCCGCGTGTGTTCACAATTAATCAACGCTGCTGGTGAATCTTCCGCGTGTAGTTCTCTGTGCATCGTAACTTTCACCGTTCCAATAATCCCCCCTCCGATTCTGAGATATTTTTTTGTGACATCAACCTGTTCATTGGTCAAATATGGCTGGGCTAAACGAATCGCATCCTGATCCCAGTGAAGACCTGCGTGTATCCCGATTCTTTGTCCTACAAGACACGCAAATCGCGGGTGCGTTCGAGTCTCAATAGTTTTCCATCCGGCCATCACCCAAGTTGCCCAGGGTTGCCACAGCGTTATCACTGGAAGTTGTTCACTCATTTCTTTACCTCCGTTTGACTCTTATCCACTATACCCGATTGGCGTTGCTTTAGGTAATCTGTAAATCCTCCGCCGATCATTGCCGTGCACCGGACAATATCCTAAAAGGTCACGCTTTGACCGTGCAACAAATGTGCAGGAACAGTGTTCATATTCTTCTAGCCACTTTCCCATTTTGCTAGGGCGGCTAACAGACGGTTTTAGCTTTGTCATTCCTTTCCTTCCGTTTGACCCATCTATTTTTTGATCGGCGGGTTCATTTCTGCAATCTTTAACGCAAGCGTGGCAACCTGAATGGCTTCCTTCCTGATGTTTTCTCTCGGCCCCTGGCGAAATTCGTTCTCGCTGATTGCCTGTGAGAGTTCACCGACTTCTTCTGTCAGGAATCCAAGCCACTCAAAACCCCTTCGTCGTTGCCGTCCCCACTTTTCAACTTGCCGGATATTTTCATCAAGACATTCACCAGCCAGCTTGCTCCAAGAAACCAAAAGACGGTCTTTCCATTTGGGCTTTGTCATTTCTTTCCCTCTGTTTGATTGACTTGTAATCCTGACACTTTTTGGCATATAATTACCTGCTCAAAATCAATCCTCGGACTGCCTTTGGACTCACACAATCGGCGAAAAAAAGACTTTCGCTGCTTGAGCGTTGTCTTGCCGTGAAACATATCGGCAACACCTTGGTCCTCGACGAGCCAGGCCCGTACCCGGTACTTGACTTTGAAGCCCAAATGTTCGAGAAGCTGCACCGTATTGTCGCACAGGGGTACGCGCTGCTTGTCGCGGACGAAATCCTTTACTACCACAGCCATATAGCCACCAGCCTTGAGAATTTTATGGCACTCGGAAAAAACGGTCAACATCGCAGACCAGTACGTCTCGGCATTTTGGTTCCCGATATTGTCACGGTTCCCAGAGTATCGGCCCGGGGATTGTTTGGGCCTACCTATCCCCCTACTTTTCATCAACTCGTATCGTTCTTGGTCACGTCGTATGTAATTCTCTGGGTTCTCATCTGCTTTCGTCCCAGCACTTTCGTACGGCGGACTCGTTATGACGCTGGCGATGTTGCCCTCGGGGACGTTGCCGATGTTCTTCTGGTCCCGGGTGGTGCGCCAAGCATTTCGGGATTCACCGCTGTAAGGAGTCATTCCGGTGTACCCGGGTCGCGTTGAACCACCGTCTTGGCGGATCTCTGCGTAGGGCGGCGAGGTAATGACCGCTTCGATGCCTCGGTCTTTGAGAGAAGCGATTTGACCGTCTGATTCGCCATAACCCCCGCCCAGGCCAGCTTTCCCAGGTGAATCAGTTTCAATTTTTCGGCCATCATAAATGCTTTTGGACCGAGCGATCCGTCTTTGTTTCCGCGCCGTTTGCTCTTCGGATTCCTGCTTCAAGCTTTCTGCGTACGGCGGACTTGAGATAACAGCAGAGATGGAGCCTTGAGGAAGCGACTCAATTTGTCCATCGGTATCGCCATAGCGAACGAAAGCCCCCTTTTCTGATGGCTCAATACCCCGCTTCCCGCCCGACCTTCCCGGATGGTCTTGGGACATTGGAAGATTATAGGGCGGACTCATCACCGCTGCGTCTACCGTGGCAAGAATCTCCGACAACTTCCGGCTGTCGCCTTGAATCACTATCGGGATGGGCTTGTTCAATCGCTCCCAGAGTTCGCGGTGCTTCTCCACGTTGCCGACAAAAAGGTGCGCGCTCTTCGATGGAATGACTCCATTGCCTTCGTACGCTCCCTGCAATTTCCCTTGACAACTCGGACAGAGAACAATGTTTTTCCCGAAACGGTTGAACCACCGGAGCCATTCTTCCTTCGAGATGCCAGGGCACTCGTACTTGTTACTCATCCGAATGAATCGCTCCTCCAACTCAACACAGATGACTTGATAGCCCTTCGTCGCTCCCACCAGTGCAGTTGTCCCGATACCGCCGAACGGGTCAACGATGACGTCGCCCCTGTGAATCATCCCCTTGTCTTCCATAAACTCAAAGATCCTTTGACACAGGCCAATGGACATCTTCGCCGGATGAGAAAATGCCTCCGGGACCAGCCAGGGCTTGGAGCTTGTCTTATAACAACCATACCAGTCAAGCCACTTCATTCTTCTTCTTCCCGTAATCCTTGAATGTCGCTATGACTCTGATTGTGCCCTCGGACAAACACCAGCCGTCGTGATTCTCCAGGGACTCGTAGATTTTCCATACCGCGTCTTTGTCTGATAATCCGTCCTTGCGGAATCGCAGGTACAGATCGCCGATACGCTTGTTCCTTCTTTCGCGGGCGGAGGTCATTCGCTATCCGATCCCTTGCAACAGTTCTGAAACCGTCGTCTCGAGTCCCTTTGCGATCTTCCTCAGCGCGCTCAGTGACCCTCTGATATTCGCGTTTTCGACGCGGAAGATGTAACGGAAATCCACTCCGCTTGCCTTCGCTACATCGCGCAGACCCAACTTCAACGACTTGCGGCGGTCGCGGATTTTGTCCCCGACCATCGTGTAAATAGGCTCAATCGGCCTATACAGTTTCCCGTTCCCCTTCATCAGCTCCCCGACTTAGGTTCTTTGTTGACATCTGTATTCCACTGCCGGAGATAGTTTTCCATCCACGTCCAGAACGGCACGGGCTTCTCTTTCTTGTAGGGTCGGCTCTTTTCATTGTCTCGGCGCGTGTTTTCGTAGTTCACGATCGGGCCACAGACCCTACACCATTTGCTCTGGCTGCCTTGGAGTTTCCTGCCGCATCTGAGGCAGTTCTTGTTTTTCCGCACCCGACGTTTCATTCGCTTTCAGCGTTCTGTTCTCTGCCCAGATTCCGAGTTTCTTGGCTTTGTAGTTGAGAAGAATCAGGCCGAAGATTGCCAGTGCCCAAAGGATTAAAAACACGCCTATTCCGAGAACCAGCCAAGAGAACCACATCACTTCGTCAGTATGAAAAAGTCGTTGATAGATCCCAGCGGCGCAAAACCGTTGGCCGCATCCTTATCGGGGAGAACTTCTCTGGCCTTGCGCTCGAAGTAGCTGTTGAAAATCGTCGTATTGCCGAACCAGCGACACCAGAGGCCGTAGATGAATGAGACCAGCCTCGTCTTGCGCCTGTACAGCCGATATGATTCTGTCGGGGCGTAGATCGCATTGAAGAAAGGTATCTGCTCAAAGATCTTGAACCCTGCATCCCGGAAATGGCGAACCCACTCAGACCTCGGGCGGGCTCTCACTTGCTCGGGGTAGAAGTAGTCGCCGATCGTAATGCTTTCAAGCGCAATCACCAGACCCCCGGGCTTCAACATCTGGTAGAGCCGACGTAATTCTGTGGCGAGTTCAACCGAGTCGTGGATGTGTTGGAATACGGTGATGGAGAGAATAACGTCAAGAGACTCGAATCCCATTAACGGCCTGCTTCCTACGTCGATATTGAGAAGATCGTGCGCTCGCCGTGCAGCATTCTCGGCAATCGGCACACAAGGATCATAACCCCACAGATTGTCAAAGCGATTTGCTAGGTGAGTGAGAAAATCCCCGCGACCGCAACCGAAATCGTAAAGAGTCCCACCCCGGATGTTGTACTTGTCCAGCAACTTCTCGACCGAGAGCAATCTCATCCGCTGGTCGAAGAAGGCCATTGAGAAATCAATGAAGCCCGTTGTGCCGAACCTGCGGGCGCGGGTGTCAAAGTGATCGAGGTTCATCAAAGATGTCTCCAGCGACAATCGTTTTGTTCTTGATTATGCCGACCATTTTCCGAAAATCGTTCTTTGCGGCTTCTGGGGCCGAATAGCAGGCCCCTCGGTTCCATCGCAAGTTGCCAAAGATAGTTCGGACCTCATAATAGAGTTCAAACATATCATACAAGGTGTCTTCGGCCAACCGATTCCGGATGTTATATCGACCAGTTAGTCTTGCCACTTCGATACTCCTTTTCTTGCTTGCATAGTTTGTTCACCTCTGCGGCAATCGCATAGGCTTCGTGGTCGTACACGTTTAGCGGCAGTCTCAATAGGTGCTCGGAGATGTAGCCCGCGTTGACAATCGTTCCAGCTCGCCCATACTTCATTCCCGGAGGCCGACTGTGTAACGGCGTATAATGAGATTTGGCTGTGATGCCTTTCTCTTTGAGCCACACAATCGCCTCGTCCCTCTTCTCAACCATCACCCAGAAACAATGGCCGTTGCCGATTTGAGTTGACTTGTGCTCGGCTTTGATCTCCCCGGCGTAGATCCTCCAGATAACCTTCCTCCCCTCAGTTATTTCCTTGATTCGTTGAAGGTTTCTCCACAAGACCTCGGCGGTCATTTCAGTCATCAGATATTGGCTTCCGATGTCTACCCAATCCCAGTCATTGATGTCGCCGCGCTTGAATTTCTCTCTCGTGGTTCCGCAATCACGAATCGTTTCCGCGCGCTCAACAAACTCCTGGTCTCTCAAGAGCAATACCCCGCCCTCACCGCACTCAATGTTCTTTACCGTGTTGAATGAGATGCCGCCAAACTCGCCTGTGAGCCTCAAATTGCCGATCGCTTGTGCCCCATCCTCAATGACAAAAAGCTGATAATCCCTGGCTATCCTGCCGATGGAATCCATATCTGCGGCAACACCAGCGTAATGAACGGCCATAATGGCCTCCGTCTTCGCCCCGATGAGTTCTTCAATCTTGGTCTCGTCGATGTTCAGCGTGTCCATCCTGCTGTCTACAAATACGGGAGTTCCTCCCCTGAGAATCACCGCATTGGCGCAGGAAGAAAACGTGAACGAGGGAAGTATCACCTCGTCACCAGGACCCACCCCGGAGAGCATCACCGACATCTCTAGCGCCGCCGTGCAGGACGGAACCAACAGGGCCCGGGCCGATCCGGTCTCTTTGGCTAGGTACTCTTCACAGAGTTTTGAGAATCTGCCGCCAGTGACCACCTAAATCTCCACGCGTGATTGAATCCCCTTCAGATTCTCAATCACGAGTTCTACCTGTACCCTTTGCTCATCAATCTGATGTGCAAACGGGGCTTTCGCCGTTTTCACCTTTTCTTCTCCCTTTAGTGGTACTGGTGGTTCTGGGTGGAGCACGGGGCTGATGCCATCGCGTACCGCGTTTACAACTACCGACAATTCTTCGATGGCTTTGCATAACCTCGCAAATGATTCGTGAACCTGTGGAACTTTTCCTCCTATGCTCTCCATATTGCCTCCATCTGGTTATTGTGGTGTGCTACAGTCTGTGTGGGGATTTCCCCCTTACAGTTTGTTCAGCGTGTCCAAAATCTCTCTACTTGTTTTCGCCGCATCGAATAGTTCCTCGGCGCGCTTGCGAGCTGCTTTGCCCATTTTTTCTGGAAGCCCGGGTTGATATAGCAAAGTGCACAGCATATTCCGCAACTCACCCGCGTCGTCAACTTCAAAGATGAACCCTGTTACGCCGTGAACAACCGCCTCTGGAATTCCCCCTACATTCGATGCTACCACCGGAAGGCCGCAGGCCATCGCGTGCTTGATCGAAGCTCCCATGCACGGAGCCTTCGTATTCATCGGGCACACGTAGATACTCGCGTACTTGAAAAATAGAATCACCTCGTCGTGGCAAAGAGGACCAGTGAAGTAGTAGTTGGCATTCTGTCCGCTTTCACGAATCCTTTTCTCAAGGTCTTTGCGAATGCCGTAATCTTCCCCGGCAAGAGCGACCCGCAGATTCAGTCCTTGCGTCGCGTCTATCAGGCATTCCAAGCCCGCCCTCGGATGCAGATAACCGACGTATAAGATCATCGGCGGCTCAAACTTGTTTCGTGCCGGATGAAACTTCTCCAAATCTACGCCGTGGTGGATGATCTCCGCCCACCTCGGCGGGATTCCGATGTTCTCCAGTCCCTTCGCACAATAATGGCTTGTCGCCAAGATCGCGTTCACACCGGCGAGGATTTTCCTGTACCACCTCTTCGGGTTTGTATGGAGTTCCCCGAAAATTGTCACCGCGACTCTGATGTGCGGGAAGGATTTTTTGTAGAGATAGGCCAGATACCCTTCGGGGTAGGTATGATACGCGGCCAGAACATTGATCTTGTTGTCGACCACGAGTTTGTGAATCCTGAACAGCGCGGGCAAATACCTCAGCTTTCGCCACGGCAGTCGGGGCAGGTAGAATTTCATCTCGCCTGTTTCTTTGGCGTAGTCGAAGACGAGCATCGGCTGGTGGTATTTGCCTATCTCCCATTTAAGATGTTCGGCAATACCGCCGTGTGGGGGTGCGATCGAACCGAGGAAGAGGATGTTGTTCATTTGATTATAGCCTTGTGTATTTCTTCTGTCTTTCGGATGTGCTCTTTATTGATCGGCGAACGGTCAAACCAAATCTTCTCGTTGGTCTGCTGCGCGTTCATTACTCTGTCTAGGAAATACCCCCAGCACCAGACCCCGACGAAAGCAAGTGGGATCGCAAGAATCAACACCGGCAATGCCTGGAATCCAAGTGACTTCGCAGTCACGACTACGAGCAAGATGAAGTTCACGAACGTCATAAACTGGTAGCCAAGATCGAACCTATACTTCTGTCGCCAGAAAAAGGGGCGGAACCAGGAGAATGAGAGTTTCATTCGTCGATGTCGAAGACCAATCTGACGTTCTTCGCATTCCCAGGAATCGTATATTCACCATATAGATTCCCCAATTCATCTCTGCTTGGGTGAAGACAAGATTCCCGCGTTACCGTCTTCTTCGGCTCTTCTATCGGGATAGTACCGACGAATTCCCCGGGCGGATTCATCACAATTCGCGCGAACCTGAAATGCGGCTTCCCATCGTATTCGTAAACGAAGAGTTTCATCTGTGCCTCCCATCATTGGTTTGTGTAGTTTCGTTCCTTTGAAATCGCTGGCACTGCTTTGATTATCTCGTCAATGCCCTGTTCGAGCGTCACGCGCGCGTGAAATCCCAGCGCCGCGATCTTCTTGTAAATCACGGTGTATGATCGCTTGTCGGCATCTGATTTGTCTGTTGTAAATATCAAGTGGCAAGCCGTTCGCCGCTGGATTTTTCGGCTGAGTTCTTGCTTTGTTAGATTCATCTTGTCGGAGCCCACGTTGAAAATCTGACCCGTCATCTTGGACGCGTTGTCGATGCCAAAGAGAAATACTCTGGCAATGTCGTGAACATGCAGAAACGTCCTGACAAACCTGGGTTCGTAGATCGTTAGTTTGCCTTTTGTGACTGCCTGATAGACCCAATCGTTTAAGAGCAAATCAAGTCTCATCCGGGGCGAAACACCGAAGCCGCCAGCCAAGCGATAGATGATAGCGGAGTCTTTTTGGATGAGTTCATTCTCGGCCCGGAACTTTGTCTCCGCGTAGAGACTAATGGGCGAGACGTAGCACGCCTCGTCTACCGGTTCTTCCGTGTGGCCATAGACACTACTTGTTGAGCCAAAGAGAATCAACTGGTTCTTTGACCGCAACTGGTTGAGTACAATCGTCCCGCCAATGTTTGTAGTCTTAGCCGCGTCGGGATTTTTTTTGCACGCCGGATAGCCCACGATCGCTGCTAGGTGAACGATAGCGTCTTGACGCGAGACGGCTTGAGCAACATCGCGCCAGTTTCTAACATCCCCCAACTGAAATTCAAAGTTCGGCTCCCTGAAGAACGGAATCAACTGATCGCCGCCGTGACTCAGGTTGTCCAGTACTCGGACTCTGTAGCCCTTCTTGAGCAAGAGAGAAACGAGGGTAGTCCCAATGTAACCCCCACCGCCTGTGACAAGAACTTTCGTCATTAGTCTCCCCTCAGTAGAAATGCAATAAGTGACCCGGTAACACAGATCGTCCCCAGGCCAATCCCGATCAATCCGAAACTCCCGATCCACATTCCACACAGTACCCAATGCCACCATCTGCCCATCTCAAGAAAATCTGCCGGTAAGAGAATCCAGTCCAACGCGAAAATTGCCAACCGCGTCAGCGGACCAGCATCGTGCTTCCAGAATTTCCATTGCATTGTCGTCACACTGAAACTGAGATTTCAGAAACCGCCTTGCAGTCCGCGCACAACCAATGGTTTTCGTGTGGATGAACCGTTGTCTCACCAAACAGGCTAATATACTGCGTCGCCAGTTGAACATTGCGGGAACCGCAATGACCGCATTTCGGTTCAATGCCCCGACGGGTAAGTTGCTCGCGTTCGCGTTTCTCTTCCTTTCGCAACATTGACCTATCTTGAACCTTCTCGGCCAGAACCGTTAGGAGAAAAAATCCCACCATCGCGAGTACCATCCCGATCACAACTAATGCTGTTTCCATTTTACGATTCTCCTTTCTTTGTGAGTTCAAACTCAATCGTCTGGACAAATCTTGTCCATTTACAAAGCAATCTCCAGAATCGGTTCCACTTCCAGCACTTGCCCTGATCTCCGATTTGCACGCCTACGATTCTGCATTTGAAATACGGTTGATCGTAACCCTCTTCAAAACTATTGTAGCCGAAATCGTGTTCGTGACCTAGGGGCGAACTCGACCACGGGTGAGAGGTGTTTGGGACCCGCACCCGAACGACGGCCCCGGGACAAGTGATTCTCGCGAGTTCGGCGACAATTTCAATCTTCGTGAGCTTCCCCAGATGTTCGATCACGTCAAAGGCTTTTACATACTCGATCTTGCCGTCCCTCCACGGCCAGGGCCTGTTGTTTAGATCCCAGATGAACTCATGTCCTGTGTGGCGGATGCAATCGACATTCAAACAATCGCTTTGAAAATCGAAGCCGGAGCCCAAGTTAAGCCTGTCAGAGATCACCATTTGTCCCCTTTGTTCGCGTTGTTATTTTCGTTTCCGCAACCAAGAGATGAAGCCTTCAAATGTCGCTTGCCGATGTTCCCATCCTTCAGGCATAAATTTTGACGTGTCCAATAAGTTTCTTTCCAGCGGAAACCACCATTTGTGACCCATATCAGACAACCACATTCCGCGCCCCAAAGAAGTCGAATCATTCCAGCAGTCGCGTTCGTAACGGGAATAGAGTTCGAGAAACGCACCGATGTTGCCTGCAGCCATAATTTGCAAATCACTTGCTGGTGTGTAAGTCACCGTATCGGGATGGATTCTTACCCATCCAATCGTCTCTTGTGCTCTCGCCTGGCAAAATGCCAGGGCGAGCAACAGAAACAATCCGAAGAACTTCTTGCCTTTCCATTTGTCGGCGAGTTTCCCAGCCTTCACCCAGTTGTGTCGAATCGCCGCCACAATTGAGACGGTCCCGATAAGAACGAGTACGACAAGAGCGACAATATTCACAATCTCCTCGTACCTGCCCGCAATTACCACAATATCCCACGCGATCAACAGCATGAGGGCTAATCCCGCCAATTCCACAATCTTGAGTCCAACAAAAATCAGTACGCGTTTCATAGTCCTATCCTTTCAGTCCTAGATTTTCTTGCTTGTTTTCGACGTAGTAGACCGCCTGCACACCGATCATCTTCAACAAGTCGCTCGCCCGAAATACCCGCCTACAGGACTTCATGCCCCGGCCTGGACACTCGACTACACCGTTTGGATTTTCTTTGAGCTGCTTGCGCGCCACCGAGAACGAATAGCCGCAACAACATTGGATGATGAGTCTGTCCATCACTTCTCCAGAAGCTGGATTATTCGGTATAGCGCGCCAAAGATGCCCGCTCCAATCAGGCACACCAGAGCCTGGACAGTCAGGCCGCCGCCCCAGTCGTGATAACCCACAAATCCCAGTAACAACAGAATCGCGAACACAAACAAACAGACCTTGATAAACATAACGCCTCCAGTGTTAGAGAAATATGGGTTCGCCGTCTCGGAAATCGAAGCCGCAAGCGAGATCATCACCAACTCTCCGACACAAGATGATTGCAACCGCGGCAACAACCGCGATGCCCAAGAAAATCAAACCTAGACACCTATTAGAAGTCGACATTTTGGGGTTCTCCTATTGGCGTGAAACATCTAGGGCAAAACTGTCCTTCGTAGTAAAATGGCTTCCCATTGTCGTGAAGTGTACATACTTTCTTTTTTTTGACAATCACACCTGTACTAACAGCTTTTTCTTTATCCTTTTCCTTATCCTTATCTTTATCTTTAGGGGCTTCGAAGCCCCTCGGAAGCTCCTTGAAAGCCCCTTGCTGCTCAACCGATAGGGAGTAAAGATCGTACCGAACAAGAGTTCTCAGTACGCTTCGATGAACTATATTCTTTGGGTTTAGTCGCTCCACCGCACAGTCATATTGGAATTTGATGAACGAGGGTATCCACCATCGTTTCCCATTGTCAAATTCCTTGATTTGTTTGCCGAAAATCTGTTTTACATCCTCACGAACGTATTTGAAACCACACAACCTGGATGCCAATACTAGGTTGACATCCCAGATACCCGCGTGATCGCAGTTGTCGCATAGATACTGCCAAAGGAGTTTATCACGACCTCGAATCTCCACAAACCATTCCTTTTTCCATTTGTCAGTATCAGTGAAACGCTTGGCCACTCATTCTCCTTAACATTGGGCGTTGGTTGCTGGCAGTTGGTCTGCAACGGTGTCCGGTATTCGTCGGGCTGCTTATCGAGACTGACTACCTCACGTTAGGCTACCCCGCCACAGCAACCGCGGCCCAGTTAGTATTTATTCTCCTTGCGGATTGAGCAACTTATTGTTTCTCTAAAATGAACCGTCATAAACTGTCTTATCGGCATTAACATCCTTCCAAAATTCCGCACATTCCTTCCCATAATCGAAGTACTCTGCAACCATTCCAATTATGATTCCTTTCTGGCGTAGAGCGGCAAGGATGCAGGCTGGGCAGCCATCCGTCGCTTCTCTCAACTTGAGGATCGCTGGCTTCACCATCTCATCAAATCCCGGCCAAGTTTTCTCCTCAAATCCACCAATAAATGATTCTCGATGGCTAACATGCTCGAATTCTTTCGGGTCTGGTAGTAAGGCGAGCAAATCCTTCATCTCGTTCTGGTTGCCCTCCATTAAACCGCACATTCGGCATGCTCGTTGCGGGTTCATCGTGCAATGCTTTTCGTGCTTTTCTATAGCATACCTTGAACATCCCGACTTCTTGCAAAAATCACAGTAGTATCGGAGAACTCTCTTCGTTTTCATTGCTCTCCTTGCGGATTGAAAAGTTCCATCTGTCTGAGTCTATTCACGGCGATTTCACAATACTTCTCTGAGATTTCAATGCCGATGGCTTTACGTCCAAGTCTCTTTGCGGCGACGAGGGTTGTACCGCTGCCCGCGAATGGATCAAGGACGATTTCGCCCTTGTTAGAACTCGCACCCATTAAGAATATACATAGGTCAACTGGTTTTTCTGTCGGATGAGTGCCATTTTTCACGGATGGATATTTTACAACATTGTAACAATTTCCACTGTTTAGTTTGCGCGGTTTTCGCTTTGTCAGAAAGAGGATTAGTTCATAACTACTTCGCCAAAACTCACCCATTCCATTTCCTTTGTCCCATACAATCAATGAGCGCAATTCCCAACCGACCGTCTCAAATGCTATCTGTGTTTCCCTCCATTTTCGCCAATCCGAGAAAACGTAACAATGCGAATCATCCTTAGTTATTCCACAACATTGAGCACCAACAGTACGCATTAACCAGATGTGACTATCGCTCAACATTCGATTCCCCGTTATCGCATCATCACTGAGGTGAGTAGAACCGTCCCGACCTCCACTTCCATACGGTGGGTCAGTCAGCACTAAATCCACCTGTTCTATGAGTTGTGGCAGCACATCTTCACATCTCGTGTTGTATAGGGTGATTCCATTCTCAGAATAATAAGGCTCAATCATTTGCTTGCGGATTGATTACTCGATGCACAGTCAGCCGACCTTCCTCGCTTGTTCCGGTTGATCGAACAATGTCGGGCCCACTACATAACTCTTCTTCGCCTGAACTGTTTTCTTAATGATCTTGATTCCGCGGTCGCGCTCTTTGTTGATGTGGCCTTCCCATTCGCGCCTGTCCCTTGCGAGATAATAACCGAACGGCCCCGAGCAAATCCCGATCCCGCGTATTTCAAACTGTCGCAACATATCAGCCACAATCCTTGTGTCCACGCCGGTGAGCCCCTGAATCGTCTCAGCTTTGATGGGATCTTGCTTGGTCCGGCGAATCACAAGAGAGAACACGTCTGCCGCTTTTTCCAGGTATTGCTCATTTGAGATTCCAGCGCGGTTCATTTGAGGTTACTCCCTGCCCTCTTTAATCACTATTATTGCCGCCTTTTTTATCCCCTCCTGAATAACGTCTGCCGCCTCGGTCGGAATGTAATGGAACCTCATCGTTCCGATCCGTTCGGCCTTATCATTCGATGTCAAATATACCTCACCGAGAATGTAGCCGCGATGTTTCAAGAGTGCCCTCTTCAGCGGTTGAAGTCTCTTCAGTTGCTTTCTCGTCGCGGCAAATCTCACCGTCGGCTTAAAGGTTTCCTTGCTCATCGGTTGCCTTTCTTGTTTGACTTATTTGCGCTCCACCTAGACTGCATCGCTGCACCATCGTCCAACGACAGGCCGCGTGATTGTTTTCTTCTTCCCAATCCCCGTGCCTTGAATGACCCTTATCATCGTCTTGCGGGACACCGCTTTTTGTGGATTTGAAATGATCGTTCTGATCGTCGGATGACTGAGTCTCAGGCTCTTGGCAATCTTCCTAATCGAAGTCCCTCGCTTAAAACGCCGTAGGACGAGCCGCACCCTCCGACGATATACTGCATGGATCACCCTAAGTTCACGCGGTACAACACGGCCTAGGCAGTTATTTCCAGCGTTTACCACCCGTTTGAATCCTCTCGCTCCTGTTTCTGCCGTCTCTCAAAAGCGGCCCTCAGTCGTTCACCGGAGGGGACTTCATACCCACACTCTAAGAGCCGGTCTGAATATGCGTAGATTTTTTCACGAGCGAGCGGGTCTTGAATTTCGAGGAACGTCAGTAACGGTCTGATGTTTGGCATGTCCTCTCCTACTGAGTGTCGTTAATGCGTGAGTTAAGTGCCATTGCTTTGTTGGTATAGCCGTATCGCATCAAGAACCCTCATCGCCACTTGCGGCACTATCGCATTTCCCAAACCCTTCAATTCTGCGCTCCATTCGGGAAGCCCATCATCCAACGCACGTAAGCCGGCGAAGGGACTTTGCCAAGGATTTCTTTCAACGATGGGCCAGACTTGCCGTCGCGCTGCCTGGTTCTTGAGCGGTGTGCATGTTGCAACTTGCTTAGATGCGCCGTTGGCGTGGGCAACAATCCAGCATCGGTACCTGATATGGTTCGCTCCGACAGCCGCAGCTGGAATAATAAACGGTTGCGCTTCAAAGCCCTCACTCTCCAAGTCATCAATGACATTGTTGATCTCCACTGGCACGACTCGATCAACGTTTTCGTAACAAATCCAATCGGGCCTTGCTTCTTTGATAACGCGAAACATCTCCGACCAGAGCGCGCGGTCATCAGCGCGGCCAAGTCGCCTCCCGGCGCGGCTGAAGGGTTGGCATGGTGGAGAGCCAGTGAGTATGTCAACGCCTCGGTATTTCTTGCCATTCAGCCTCCGCACGTCTTGGTGAATGCACACACTGGGCCAACACCTACGCAGTTCACGCCTTGCACTCTCATCCAATTCGCAGAATGCGAGTGGCAAGTATTTTTCTCTCCAAACCGTATGTGCCGCAAGTGGCCACCCGCCAAAACCCGTAAAGAGATCAATATGAGTCATCGTTTCTTTCATTTGAGCAACGGCACTTAACAATCCGCACAACGACGGCGGCAATCGAGTTGTTATGGCTCATTTTGCACGGACAATTCACGGACGTTTGAAACATTGCCGCCTCAAGCCTTTCGGGCCTGCGTTGTGCTTTACCGTTATGCGTCATTACTTTTTCTTAGCCAACACACCCAATCTCCTGATCCAATCTTTCTCAACTAACTTGAGAGCAAGACGAAGTTCTTTTAGGTCGAAATCGCCCTCAAGTTCTTCAAGTCTTCCATTTATTTCATTGCGAAGTTCTTCAAATCCATAGGTATATGTTCCCATGCGACCTCCCGAATCAGTTGAGTAACGAACGCCTAACAATCGGCAAAACGTCGCTCAACGGTTTTTGCACGGGCTTGTCGCTCAACCTCGCTGCGTTTTGCCTCGACCGTTAGGCGTCAGTGCTTCTTGTAGCGCCTTGTGGTACGCGGCTTTGTTGCAACTCTCGAATAGCTTCCCATAAATTATCAATAGCTATTGTTCCAAGCGGTTCAAGACTTCCGCCGCGCCCTTGTTTTATGCCTTCAAGGTAAATTGCAAGTTCACGTAAACCTTCAATGCTTACTCTCATCCTGTTGCAATCTGTTCCTTCTTTGTTCATTGGGTTTCTCCTTTGCGCTACAAGGCGCGATTGGCTCACTGCATTGAAATTGGCGGTCGCATTGCTTTCCCCCAACCATCATAATAACCGTCTTTGGTAAAAAAGTGTTCTGTCAAATCAGCGCAGAACATCTTATTCAACACATCCCCCGCCCCAATAAATGCGGGGTAATCCAAGTCAAGCGTTACAATTTCACCGTTCTCTCTGATCACCTTCATCTTAACTCTTTTTTCTTCCATCACCGGTTTCCTTTCTGCCGCCAATGGTGGCTAACAATCGGCAAAATGTCGCTCTTCGGTTTTTGCACGGACTTGTCGCTCAACTTCGCTGCGTTTTGCCTCGGACGTTAGCGTACATGCCGTCATTCTTGAATTATATCTGGAAGCCCCTTGATGTTCTCACCTATCGGCGGACTTGAATCGGGCTGGTTCGCTATGTTGCCTTTTGCGACCCGACATGGACAATGAATGTGAGTACGGATTCCATCACCCCACATAGAGTAATCCTCTCCATCTTGGATCGCACTTTCACAGTTTTCGCACATAAAAGTTCTTGGCTGGCCCGCTACATTGGTTTGCGAAGCCAACACACGCTCGATTAAAACTCGTGCCATTCCTTTTGTAATCCATTGTCTCGTCGGTTGAACTGATGGATAGAAGGCTTGATTCTGCCAGTATTCTACAAATGTCTTTTCTTGCTTTTCGTTCATTATTTCCCTCTCTTTCTGATTCGCCTCAAGTTCGTGAATGTAGTCACACAAACTCTTCGTTTCCCCCGCACTGAGAAATAGCGTTCCCCGTTCTAACCAATAGATGATCTCATTAGGACGATTCATTTTCTTTCCTTTCAAACAAACTCAGGCAAGAGTCGGGGATTCCAATGAAAGGCCGTCTACGACGCTACCAATGGTAGAATCCCACGTTTGTTCATCTATCCTCACGGGTAAGAGCATCTTGCCTGAATTGTTCATACCAAATCTGCTATTGTTCGCCCAGTATGCTTCGACTGCTCAACCATTGACTTGGCAGCTTTTTCATCGTTGCACTTCTTATGGACGAGTTGGAGGTTCGGGAACTTGTTGAAGTTCGCCTCGTTCGGGTCTTTGTGGTCGATCACGTTGCCCCGAGATTTCGCCGGAACATCTAGGGGCAGTAGGCAGATCCCGCAGGCCCCGTGCTGTTTGTCGAAGAGCCGCTGATACATACGAGCCGGGAAGCGCTCGCGTTTGTCCCGGTCGTAGTTTTGGAGTCTCTTGCGGTTTATCTTTTTCACCGCATAATCCCAGACGAAATAGCCGTACTTCATTCTCAGGGTTTCGAGTTCGTGGACACAGTTGGAGATGCTGTCAGACATAGACTATGCCTCTGGATAGATTCTCAGGCCAGCGATATTTCGCATCGGCCCTACCTTTGCGTTGATCGCGTTCAATACCCCCTTCTCGTCAACCATCAAGAACTCTCGTGGGACTTGGTTGAAGGCCACGACATCGTACGTCCAGCGTTCCTTGATCTTCACGTTGCCGAGCGTGGTGGCGATCTTCTCTTTTGGCACTTCAACTGGGGGCGGTGGCGGAAGAACCACTGCGGGCGGCGGTTCAATGCCCTTCTTTTCGGCCTTCTTCAATTCCTGCTGGCGCTTTCTCTCGGCCTCTGCAAGTTCTCGCTCGTATTCGCGGCGTTTGCGCTCCGCCTCTTCCCTCTTCGCCCGGTTGTAGGCGGCGATCTGATTCTCGACCTTTGTAGCTATGTCCTTGCAGGGCCTGATGAGCAGGCTGTACTTGTCATTGATTGCCTTGTAGATTCGGTAGTGCGGATCGGTTTCGGCGGTTCTCTCCTCGTCGAGGACGGTCACTAGACGCTTCGCAATCGCCAGCGTCTCAGCGGCAAAGTCGATGGTGTCGTCTGTGACTTGAAGGGTCTTTGCCTTCTCTTGCAACTCGCGCAGGGTGAGTTCACCCTTCTGATAAAGAGTCAGTTCTGTGGTTGGCATGGTTCATTATCTCCTATGTGACTTTTTCAGGAAGTCTTTGTTGACCATTGGAACTTCCACGGCAGACTGTTCGGCCTTCTTCTCCTCGGCATTTCCATCGGTCGGTTTCAACGCCTTGATGCTGACCTTCAGGTACGACGACGACGACGCGTACTGCTCTTTCAACTCCTTCGGAACATCGTACTTGGTCGTTGATACCTCGGACACATCCACGTTGAACGATGCCGCCACCAGATACTTGCCTTTGCCGCGTTTCTTGAATCCCGCCTTGACTTCTTCATCCAAATCCTCGAACTCGTCTTTGGCGGTTTTCAGTTCTTCGCGCCGGCGCAGTTTGGCTTCCGTCTCGCTGTCCAGGTCGATCTCCTGATGGCCGAATTGCTGATCGGGCAAACAGATATGGGCAAACGCACAGCGCCCACAAATCTGCTCGTTGTATTCAATGCGGGGACTCAGGAGTTCTTCTGCCTTCTGCGGGTCTGCCTGGGCTTTGGCGACGGCTTCGTTGATCTGCTCGGCCTTCTTGAGCATCCGCTCCACAACGTCGAGGTCAAGCGTGATCCAGATGAACTTGAGCCGACCGCTGACCTTGTTCTTCAGAACCATCAGCCCGTGCTCGCGGCTGGACGCATATAGATACATCTGGATTTGCCCTATGTACATCCGCAGATAGTACCGCTTGTGGTTCTTCATATCCTCAACGGAATTGATCGAATCCCAGGCGAAGGGCTCCATTGACTTCGCTTCCACCGGATACCAGATGCCGCCAAGTGCTTCGTGCGTGATCTCGAAGTCCAAGCGCCCGGAGATCCCGTACTTGTACTCAGTCCCGTTGACCCTGACCTTCTCGAACAAAGGTCGCTGCGATTGCCGGATTTTGAAGCCCGCGTCCTTCAACTTCTCAATGATTGCATCTTCGTGAATCCTGCCCTCTTCAAATATCTCCTGCAACCATCCCGGGGTCAACTTCTGGTCTTGCCATCGGGTCAGACCGTACTCGTTTTCTCTCACGCAGGGATGATCCAGTTGGCTTGCCCAGAGCGAGTTCCGGGGATAGACGCGAATCTTCTTCTGGATGGCCTCGTCGATCAATGCTTCGAGCTGTTTGGCCTCGGGCAATGCGGGTGTCGGTTGTTTCTCGGTGAGTTCGATCATAACTACTTCCCTCCCTTCTTGTGCGCGAGTTTCCCCAGTTCCAAGAGGAAGGGGTTGCGCTTGTCGACAGCGATCTCAACCACATCCTGGACGTGATGCCGCTGCAGCAGGTTCGACCACTCCTTCTCATCGACGTGCTGGCGCAGGTTCAGAATGGACTTCTGGAATGAATCATCCGTGACCTTGCCGTTCCCATTCGCCGGTGCGGTTTCTTTGGGTTCCTGCGATACCTTCTCGGGGAACCGCTTCTCTCGTTCTTCCTGCACTTTCCTGGTGATCCAGGGGATTTGCTTTGCCGTGAGTTGCGAGGGCTTGCGCTTGCCTTTGTACTGGTCGGAGTTCGTCAGGTTGAAGAGATAATCCTCTGCTTTCGCGGGATTGCCGTCGTTCAGTTCAAGCAGCATGTCCCACAACTTCTTCACATCCTCAGCCGCGCCTTTCTCGGTTGTGACGAATTCAATCTTGCGCACCTGATCGTGTTTGATCCCCGCCTTGTCGAGAATTTCCCAGGTCAAGTTCTCAAGGCCGAGCAGTTTCCGAAAGCCCCGCCCGTTCCAGTTGGCCTTGCCCTTCTGAATGTAGAAGAGCATATCCTCTTTGGAGCGGAACGCATCCTCCTTGCTCGGACGACTGCCACCCTGAAAGCTGGCCTCGACCCCGAGCAGTTTCGAGCCGATGATGCCCTCGAAGAACACAAACTCAATCTCACCCTCGAAGACGGTCCGGTCGCTGATTTCCTTCCGCACCCCATTGCTGTCCACCGTGGACATCTTGACATCGCGCTCGTACATCCCGAATGGGGCCCGGAACCGATTGCAACCCGCATCGGTGAAGTAGGGGTTGCCGCCCGTATCAAGCCAGTCATTCGGCTTGGATCTCTGAAGGCAGAACTCCCTCAACTTGTCAACCAACTTGAGGGCGTTGTCGATCTTGGTGAGAGCTTCGGCAAACTCCTTCTCGTTGGCGATCTTCGAGATGGAGAAGGCTTCTTGTTCGAGCACCTGCGGCCTTACGGCCTCTTCGACGGTCTCAAGTTCTCCTGATTCGATTCTTTTCTCGGTTTCCATTGCTTTGTCCTCCTGCGGTTAGTGAAGCAAATACGGGTATACGTCTGTTGTGATTACCGCTCCAAGTGATTTCAGTGCCGCTTTCACCTCTGTTTCTTTGGTTGCATCTTTGACGAATTGCTTCAACTCTTCGATGTCCTCTTTTGAGTTTAGGACCCGTCGGGTTTCAGGATTCAAGAGGTAATACATATTTTCTCCTTTTTCTTCCGCTTCCCCCCGCGCGGCTGCACCGCAGGAGACGGGCAGCACACGCGGGGTTCCACGGAACCAGGCACGACTTCCCCCTATCTGTCTTGTGCTAATTCTCGCCGCTGGTCTAATTCTTCTTGCCAGCGCGATGCTTCCCATTCTGCTTCGGCTTCATCTGACTTCTCAGCCGCAAGTTGAATCAGCTTATCGCTCTCCATTACAGAGAGTTCGATCTTTCTCTTGTGGTCTTGCTTTGAAACGACTTCGAGATCAATGGGAATCCAGCCGGGGATTCTGTACATTGCCGTGACGATCACCTCAAAGTCGGGGTCGCCATTGCGTTTCAACTTGGCATCGAATGAGTAGATCGGAGTCATTGCTTGGCCTCTAGGAGTTCGGGTTGTTCCCATACATTGCCGATGACAACCGCATTTTCTTCCATCAACTGATCGTGAAGTTCCTCTGTCATTTGTTCACTTCGCCAAGCCCCATCTGCGAAGTACCGAATGCCAACCCCAAATTCGTGCTCAATAATCTCAAGGGGAATAAGAGGTTGGCCTCGAATTATGTCTCCCACCCACCAGTTCAAGTCCTTCCCATTCTTGTTCTTCAATCTGGTGAATTGCATCAATTTCAATTCCCGGTCTGCGACTTCCCAGTAATGGCCAGTCCCGTTGGCATCGAGAAAACCAACGCCTTCGACGTTACCCCGGTCATCAAAAGCAATGTCTATAACCGGATACATCGTTGCCGTTTTTACATCGAATACACGGAACTTAATTCGTGTCATTTCCCTATCCTTTCCGCGTTATGAAGTTGCTTCAAGAGTTTCTCCTCCCGTCTACGCTCCCATTCCTTCATTCCCCGGCGTTGCTGGCGGCCATTACTGATCCGCTCAACGGCTATTTGTAACTCGTTGAATTCTCTGCGGCTGGCATTCTCCGCGCCTCTCTGCTCAATAGATCTCATCACTTCCCGGGTTCGGGGTGTGAGGTTTTTCACGGTTTCCAAGAATCTCAAGTCGCGGATCAGTATTTCAGCGCGCCAGTTCAATTGGGGAGCCCCGTTTGACCGAGCAGTTTCTCAAAGGCAATGATGCAGCGTATCGTCATTGGCCGCAGCGGACGGTACTTCTCTACGCGTTCGCACACAATCGCGGGCGGCCCACCGATCTGTTTCAACACGAGTAGGTAAGCCTCGTTGAATTGAGAGAATCGGAGTTTCTTCGCGTTGTCGCTGGAGTAGGACATCCTATTTCAACACCCTCTAACTAATCCGAGACAGCCACGCGAGCGATTCACGGACGCACCTTCCAACAATGAGCACATCCGCAGTTCGGACAGGTTATACGATTGCCCAATTCGTCTAAAACGATCTGTGTAAAACCACTCAATTCCTCCACACAGATGCCTCGCTTAAATGTCTGTTCCCAGACAGTGAAACAGTTCAAACAAGAGATTTTTAACTTGTATGTGGTCGTGTCCATTTTGCCTCCTAGGGATTGTTTTTTGCTTTCAACCACGATTCATATAGTGAGCGACCGATCGCCTTCTGGATCTTCAACCAGTTCTCACCGCCGATGCTTCCGCGTCCGGCGATTGCCTGATTCAAAGTCGGTTGCGTGATCCCCGTGATTTCACAAAATGCTTTCGTCACAGACTCGCGGGGATGGTCGAGCTCATACAGCAGCATCGCGAATCTGAGTAGCGCCCCCTCCGATGCTTTTTTCAGGTTCTCAACGGTCATTAGGGGTTCTTTCTCTTGTTCCATTTCGGCACTTGCACTGGTGATCGCTTAGGTGTATCTTGCGATGCGATGAGTGAATTCAAGTCTTGCGCTCTCAAAGTTTCCATAGAAATCAAAAAGCCCGACCAACTCTTTCGAGTCAATCGGGCTTTCGGCACTTCAAAATTTCAGTCTGTCGGTCTCTAAACTTCCTCAGTTACCCGCGCGTACTACATATTATCAGCTAAACGCGGGGCGCGCGCAGAAAGAGCAATGGACTGAGGATGTTTGTTGAGGTGACATAACCCAATTGACCCTACGAAAGATCGCCAAGCGCAACAACAGAGTCAAGCGGAATCTGAAGAATCTTCCAGTAAGCAATGTCCGTGCCAAACCATTCCTAATGTCGGCGCGTGATGTGGGTCACGCCGTCACAGAAAACTGCCATATAGGATAAACTTGCACATCATGCCTTTTAGACCCTCTTATAGAGTCGCGGAGAACTTCGTCAGGAAGTTCGGTTACAACGCGTTGGTCATCCTCGGTTCAGCGTTGAACGGCGGTGAATCCCTGGAAACTATTGCCGGATCTCTCCATCTCTCCGTGAGTCGGGTTTCTCAGATCGTATCCCAAATCTTCTGCAAACGCTATGTCTTCTCGCCGGGTGCTCAGGAACTCATTGACTTCTATTTGCAGAATCAAGAACGGCGAATCGAATCTCAGAAAAAAGAATCTGAATCACTATCAGAATCCAGCCTCACATTCATCCCAGGAGCGTTACACAATGCATAAGGACCCACTGGACGACAAGATCATAGGTGAACTTACGGCCTGTTTGGGCCCGAGACTGCTGCTTGACGTGATTCGTTCCCTCGCCGATGAAGAGTTGTCAAATTGGGAAATCAGCCGGACCTACCAAGTCTCTCTCTATAGTATAAGTCTACTCCGCGCCCGACCTCTTTGCGCTCTTAGGTATGTTCTGAAACAACTTCCGGGCCGGGGACAGGCCGCGATACTTCGATTCAGAACCTCCACCGCCCCTCAATCGCTAGCGCGGGAACAGAAGTAAGCCGGGGACTGATCTCTAACTTCTCCCAGAATATGAATCGCGCATCCACACCCACATAGCACCTTCTCGGGAATTCTGCCCCCGCCAATATGCCGAAATTGTCAAACTCAAACCAACGCCTGTCGAAATAAAGGTTGATCCCATTCAACTGGCCATAGTCCGTCGTTTCCGTGAGTCCGAATGAGAAATCCCTCGCCAGTCTCGGCCAGCGATAGGCCTTAATGTATGGCTCTCCCCTGCCGAAATTCCAAGCATTCCTTGTAGTGATTGTAACCGAGGTTTTGTTCACCACCAAAGAAATCGGGGCATCGATCGCCGATGGCATCACATTCAAAATCAACATCGAATCCTTTGTGTTGATCTTGAATTCCCTCGGCGGGTAAGGATCGTGCCCCGGAGTCCCGTAGTATCCCGTCGGCGGGATTCGCTTTTGAAGCCCCGAAATCTTGTCCCAGAGACTCGCTATTGAATCGCCTGCGATCTTCTGTGTGCGCTCAAGGGCTAGGTCTATTGCAATGGAATCCTTGACCGGATAGGGTTTGCCCACGTACACGATCTTACTGGGAAGAAAAATATGGGCCACGGCAACGCCGACTCCGATGCCGAAAATGATCCAGAAGTAAGAGAGGACTTTCTTCAGAAGGGATTTCATATTTTACCTGAAAGAATAGAAATCAAAACCAAGAGTGCGGCGAATGCGACGAATGTTCCTATCACAATCAAGGCGCATTCGCGTGCTTCTGGGTCGTTTGAAGTTTTAAGCCAGTTCATTGCCATTCTCCTGGTTCTGATGGTCTGCTAGCCTTAATCATTCATAGAGTCTGGGAATACCTGTTGCTGAAACCCCGTGCCTTCAGTTCCCTTGTTGTCAACATACGCTCGGAATTGCTCAAGCGTATTGTTGCAATTTACTAGCATCTCAGCAAGCTTCTTCTTGGGCTGCTTCATATACATCTTCAACTTTTCCTCGTCGGTTTGAGGCACGACTTTCATATAAGTTACTCGTTTACTCATTGCCATTCTCCTGTCACAAGTTGTTGCGCGAGTCTTCCCGCTCTCGCTGGCAGTTGCTTTGCATACAGAGAACCAAGTAGATGCTTCCCTGCGTCAATCCAGTCTTCTCTTTCCATTGCAGCCAACATCTTCGGGAAACCCAAGAGATCATTGATCCCCATATTGAAACACATATTCAGCAAGACGCCCTGACGTGCATCGTTAAGATTCTTGAAGAACGGGATGTTCGCCGCGACCGCAGCCTTGATTTTCTGAATGTCGTGCTCGAAGAGATAGTCCGCTTCTTCTTGTGAGATTCCTCCACCCTTCCGCTTGTCAATCAGCCTGCCGATTCCGATTGTGATGTAACCAAACTTATCGGGATAAGCGTAGAGTTTACAATCCTCGTCCCTAATGAGTTGTTGCCTGATGTCCATTGTTTACCTCAAGTCACTTTTATCGCTCTGTATTTTGATTCCAATTCTTTCAGCACTTCGGGCCTTCTCTTCAGGTAAAAAAACAATTCAACCATCCAGTGAAAGTAAGGTAAAACCAATTCGTGACGACTCATCAAATGATAACTAGCGATTTCAAGCAATTCTTCTAATGTCTCAGATGTTTCTGGATACTTCCCCTCCATATCAGACATCGCCGCACAAAATACGTGCAAACAAGGTTCCTGATGTGCCCCTATCGAGTTCGCCCCCACTGATTGATGATCTGACGATAAATCCACAGATTGACCACATATCTTGCACCAACCAGACTTGCTCGGTTTAACGTCCATTTACTCACCTCGTTGAGTAAAAATACTCATTGGCAATCCAATTGCCGATCTGCTTGGATAGTCCGGCCATTCCCAAATTGGAATGTTCAGATTCTCCGCGTGTTGGTATTCTCGTCTCGCACCCTCCGATTTTTCCCACCCTGGAATCATTACTATGCCGTCACAGCTTTCAAGCATTCTCAAATCTCCCATCACGTAATCTTCGTAGGTTGCCTTACAGTCTATCTCGAAGTGTGCCGTATTTAGATGTGGACACAATACCCAATGTCTGGCTTCCCACAATGCGATTGAGATTTTGCGAGCTTCTGCAATGTTGTGGTCAATGTCTCCGTTGGAATATACGCCACTGACGTAGAGAAGCATCCTACTTCCAATGATACTTCCACAACTTGTCGTGGGCATAGAAACTCCGGTCGTAGAACGGAATCCATTCGGCATTGCAGGAACGTACCACCCCGGTCAAGTCCTGCTTTATCGTAACCGTACAGCCACCGATCATCGCCTGGATTCGCTTCTTACGCATAAACGGAGTTTGGTCCTGGCCGCAACCGACTTGAATGGCGTGAACCTCACGGGGATAGCCGTAATTCCATTTATGGAAATGACCCACAAGAACGACGTGGGGCTTCTCCCCTCCCTGCAAGCTCTCGACATATTTCTGATCGGTGTAACTCACCGCGTATGCCGTCCCGCCCCCACCGTGAACGAGCCGGAGCGTCGTCTTTCCTCTGACCCGATCAAGGGTAATGTTGTGCTCCATGTGCCCAACGAATTTCAACTCCGTACGGCCAGCATCCCGCGCTTTCTGTTCTAGGTATTTGCCGATATTAATTCCCTCGCGCTGGATGTACCAGCCCTCGTGATCGTCGCCGGTGATGAATCTGGTCGTCATCCCGGCTCGCTGCGGCCAGTGTTCAATGAGATAATCACTCTGATCTTCGATCCCGTGCGCGTACAGGTCGTTCCGGTTCCAGCGGGACTCACCGTCGATGATATTGCCCATCTGGTAGACGTTCTTAATGCCGATGCTTACCCAATAGTCAAAGAGAGTTTCAAGAACATCCAGCCGACTATATTTCGATGCCAAGTGGTTGTCCGCGAGCGCGGCGAATCGGATCTCTTTGATTTCGTCGCCCTTAATCTTGATCGTATCATGAGTC